TTCAAAGGTATTTTTCCTTGATGAGGTTGAAGATGGAAGATATGAGATCTTAATGGGAGATGGTGTACTTGGTAGAGAACTAGAAGATCAATCTTTAATTGAAGTATCTTACATGACCACATCTGGTCCTGAAAGTAATGGTGTGAAGTCATTTGTTTTCCAAGGTGTCTTAGAAAACCCCAATGGTGTCTCTCCTAGTTCATTTACAACTGACATCACCTCTAGCATTGCCTCTGCAGGCGGTGAGTTGCAAGAAACTACCCAGAAGATCAAATATACCGCTCCTAAGGCATACGGCACACAAGACCGTGCAGTGACCTCTCAGGACTATGAGGCAATTGTAAGAAAAGTATATCCTGCGACTAGTGACATCATTATTTTTGGTGGAGAGGATCAAGATCCACCTGAATATGGTAAAGTTTTCATTTCATTGAAACCAACTGACCAAAGTTATCTTACTTCTTTAACAAAACAGAGGATTATTGGAGATCTTAAGAAGTATGTTGTAGCTTCTGTTGAACCTAAGATAATTGATCCTTCTATTCTATATGTTGAGATGGATAGTAAGATCTATTATAACGGATCTACTACTGATCAGACAACATCACAGATTAGGGACAAGGTTATTGGTGGTGTACAGTCTTATCTTGACAAATCTGATACTGAGAAGTTCAATGGTAAGTTTAGATACAGTAAGATGGTAGGTGTGATTGATGATTCGGATAATAACATCAATTCTAATCTAACTTCTATTACAATGAGAAAGGATTTCTATCCTTCTCTTAATTCCACCTTCTATTATGAAGTGTGTTTCCAAAATGAATTTGATAAGGACTGTGATGAACCAGTCCTTTCATCCACTGGGTTTAGGGTTACTGAGTACCCTAATTTTGACGTATATGTAGAGGACAGGGATAGCAAAATTGTCCTATATACTCTAGATAGCGTAACTGGTGAAAAGGTTGTCCTTGACAAGGAAGTTGGCGATATAGATTATGATAAAGGTGAATTGATGATGTATAGCTTAACTATCATTAAAGGTAGTTTCTTTGATAATCGCATTTCTGTTAGGGTAAAACCCCGTTCTAATGATATCAAGGCACTCCGTGAGGTTTATCTTGACGTTGACGTTGCTAATTCCTCATTCACTGCATACAAAGAGTAAAGTAAATGCCTGCTGTAAAGACTAAGAGAATTTCTACTCTCATTGAGACGCAGCTTCCAGCTTTTATTACTGATGAATATGAACTCTTTAGTAAGTTCGTTCAGAAGTATTATGAAGCACAGGAGGTACAGGGTGGTACCTTGGATGTTATTAACAATATCCAAAAATACGCAGATATAGATTATTATGAACAAAATATTCTTAGACAGTCTGATATCTTGGACACTAGTATTTCTACTAGTGATGATACAATTGTACTACAAGATGCGACGAGTTTTCCAAAAAGAAACGGATACGTAAAAATTGATGAGGAAATCATCTTCTATGCTTCTAGAACAGACACAGTTCTGAGAGAGTGCTCTAGGGGCGTCAGTGGCAATACATCGCTTGGAGACCTATATGAGTCTAGTAGCTTCACAACGACGGTTGCTGCTGCTCACAACGCAGGACAGAAGGTTTATAACATAAGTAACCTTTTCCTATATGCATTAGTTAAAAACTTTGAAAATCAGTATCTAGGTTCTTTCCCTGAAAAATATCTTAGGGGTGAAGTAGATAAGAGAACTCTGATTAAGAATATTCAGAAGTTTTACAAATCTAAGGGAACTAGTAGTTCCATTAAGTTTATTTTTAATACTGTTGTTGCTAAATCAACAGATAACAAACCAGACGTATACAAACCAAGAGATTTTACCTATAAATCTTCCGAAGCAGATTGGACTAACCTTTATGCACTTAAATGTAAGGTTGTATCTGGAGATGTAAAGAATCTGATCGGTAAAAAGATTGTACAGACAGCTACTGAAGAATATGGTTATGCTGATTCTACTGTAGATAATGTTTTTGCTGATGGTACATCAGATGGTGAAGAAATTTATAATATTGTATTAGCACCTGAAACAGTTAATGGTTCGTTTGAAGTATCTACTAAAACTAAGCTCGAAAAAACCCTGTCAGGGACTGCGATCTCAGGGGATAGAATTGATGTGTTCTCCACTATCGGTTGGGGTAAGACAGGATCAGTATTAATTGGTGAAGAGACGATTACTTTTGGTAGTAAGAATGTAACACAGTTCATCATTGATGAGAGAAAGGCACAGACTGCTGTTCAACATGCAGTAGGATCTTCAGTGTACAAACCAGTAACCGTTAGTGGTTCTGGAGTTGTTTTACTGACCTTAGGTGTTGTATACAACTTACAACCATCTGATGCACAACCATATTCTGCTATTGGGGACAAGATTCAAATCTCAAATCCAGGATTTGAAACTTCCGATTCAAAGATTGTTCAGACTGGTACTAATCAAACCAGATGGGTGTTAAGTTCAGGTGCTGCAGTAGATGTGCCTACGCTTCCATCAGTTGCATCTTCCTTAGATCAAGTTTCTACTAACGTATCAGCGATCTTTGAAGATGAACAGTATTATTATATCACAAGTTCTAGCTACCCATCACATAAAATTTTAGATGGATCTACTGTTAATGAAACTACACTAGATCAGAAACTGCTTCGTATCATTAGAAAACAAGCAACTAGAACTACAGAACAATATAAAACACCTAAGAGAGATGTTGGTATTGCTCTTAATGGTGTACCTTTCTATGGTTATAAAGATCCAGAAAGTGTTAGGTTTGGTAAACTAGAAGAAATTAAGATTGATGTTAGAGGTACTGGATACGAAACATCTCCATTTGTCCTTGTAGATCAAGTTCCAAATAAAGCTAGAGCAATTCTTGCTGGTCAGGTTGTAGAAAGTATTGTTGTTGATACTGATGACATCTTCCCAAGAACTCCTGATATCACTATTACTTCTGGTCGTAATGCATCTGTAAGTGCTGTTGTTACTGGTGGTAAAGTTACTAGTCTTGTTATTGATAATCCAGGTGAATTCTACTCTTCTGCTCCTTTAATTAGAATTAGAGATAATGCTGGTAGAGGTAGGTTTGCAGAATATAAAGCAATCGTAAACACTGATGGTAAGATTACAGGATTTGATAAGATTGGAGAAGGAAACTTTTATAATCAAGCTACTGTTATTGTTGATGTCATTCCAGTTGGTAATGGTGCATCTGGTATTCCTTTCCTCAAAGAATGGAACTTTAATAGATTTAAACAATTAGAAAATGAATTAGATACTGAAAATGGTTACATTTTTCCAAACTATAATAACGTATTAGAATATGGTTATGGATATGCTGCTAACCCTAAAGCTTTACGTGTTGATTTAAACGATAATATTAACAGTGCAGGATCTGAACCTGCTACAAAAACTCATTCTCCTATTATTGGATTTGCTTATGATGGTAATCCGATCTATGGTCCTTTTGGATATGAGAACCCTCTAGATGCTACCTCATCCATTGTTAGAATGACTTCTAGCTATGCTGTAAATGGAAGTCGTTCTAATGGTCCCTCATTGACAACTTACCCTCTGGGTACGTTTGTTAATGATTTTAAATACACTCATAAGAGTGGGACATTAGATCAAAACAATGGAAGATTTACAGTTACCCCAGACTTTCCAGAAGGAACTTATGCTTATTTCATTACTATTGATAGCAATCAAGTACCGCAATATCCATACGTTATAGGAGAGAACTTTTATTCTTTACCAGTAGATAGTAACTATAATTCTAATATCAATCAAGATGATATTCCTAAGAATTCTAGAAGATTCTATCAAGCAGGTATGCAAAGAAATGGCGAAGGTGTCATTGCTCAAATTACAGAAGTAAAACAAGGAAATGTAGAAGAAGTTAATGTATTAGATTCTTCTACCAATTTCTCTATCAACTCAAAGGTATATTTTGATAATAAAGGAACAGAAGGTTCTGAAGTAGAAGCTATTGTAAATTCAGTTAAAGGTAAAGACGTTTCATACTTAGAATGTAAGGAAAATAAAGTTGTAAGATTAACGACAATTCAAAATGCATATCTATTTGCTGATGATACATTAAACCAACCTTCTTCTGGTGCATCTGGTTCTATTGTTGGTACAGTTAAGAATGATAATACAATTGTACTAAGAAACGTTAATGGTACGTTTGATGAAACAGGAACATTCTCTGCATCTATTAAAACATTTACTATTCTTTTAGATCAGAGAAGTTCATATACTAAAGGTGCAACGTTAAGTTTAACTGATGGTGTTAATGCACCTATAGCTACTGGTGAAGTATTAGAAGGAACTAATAGTCAAAACGTAGTAGAGATCAAGGTTCTTACTGGAACTTGGATAGTTGATGACAACTATTTCTTACAATCAGATGATCTATTCAATACTTCTGGAACTAAAGTTGCAAGACTTACTTCTCTTAGTGATGGATTAGAACCATTTGATGTTAATCAAAGTGTTGCTTTAATCGAAACATCAACACCTCATGGATTGGGAATTGGTGATCAAGTAAAAATTGACGTCAATCCTAATGACGCAACTAAAACAAAAACTTATTATTTAAGAAAGAGGTTGTATCAAGAAGCTATTCTTGTACCACCTAGTAATAAGTCTACAATCGAATTTACGGGAATAGGAAGATATGAAATACTCAATGGTGGTGCTGACTATACAGCTGGTACTTACACTAGTGTGGCTCTTACTGGTGGGTCAGGATCTGGAGCAACTGCTACCTTTACTGTTTCTGACGCAGGTGTAGTTTCTAATATTCAAATTCAAGATGCTGGTTCTGGATATGCTAGAGGAGATTATATTGGTGTTGCAGATGAAGATCTAGTAAGATCTGGTGCATCACAATCTACTTCAAGGTTTACTTTATATGTTGGACATGTTGGTGTTCCTGCTGGTAGTACAAAAGTACCAGTCAAGAGTGTATTGGGGTTTGCTGTTAACGATTTAGTTGAAATTGGTAACGAAGTTTTAAAGATTGAAAGTATTACTGGAAATACTCTTAATGTAGCTAGAGGACAAGAAGGAACTACAGACGTAGATCACTTTGATGGACAAGAAGTAGTATTATATAAACCACAATATAATTTTACTAGTAACTATCAGATCTTTAGTGGTAGCACTTCTGGATATATTCAGTCATATGATCCTGTAACTCATAAAATCAATATTGTTTATGATTATGGTACTATTAAATCTACAGCTACCAAAGTAGTATTAAGTTCTAGTTTCTTTGATAGTAGTGATCCTCAAAGATTAGTCTCTGTTAAATCTGCTGAAGATATAGTATACAAATTTGAATTCTCAGAAGATAATAGTACATTTGTACCTAATCCTAACATAGATTTACAAGAATTTTATAAGTATAAGTTTGATACGTCTCATTCTAGTCTCACTGGGACTTACTTTGATATTAGTCCAAGTAATAATTACAATTTAATTACTCAAGAGAAAACAGAATCTACTATTCTTCCTGGTAACCCAGGTGCATTTACAGATGTCAAGTTTGGATTTGGTTCTAGATTAGCTGTTAATAACTATCAGACAAAGATTGGAACTGATTTTACTAATTTCTATTATTTTGATAAGAAGAATGTAGTTGATTCTGGGAATGCATATTTTAAAATTATCACAGATCCTTTACAAGGAACTAAGACCCTAAACTATGTTACAGCAAATCGTTTTGTTTATGATGTTACCAGTGCTCCTGTCTGGGATGGTTCTGGATCCATTTCTTATACTACTACTGGTCAGTTCGCTGTCGGTAAGATTAATACAACACAAATTATAAATCTAGGACTCAATTATAAGAAAGTTCCTGTTATTGTTGGTGTTGATCCAACTGCAAATTATAGAGCAGAAGCTAAAGTAAACTTTGATATTGCAACACAGACTATTACTGATGTAGAGATTACTAAAAAAGGTTCTAATTATGTAAATCCAAAAGTCTTCATCACTAATGGTGATGGTTCTGATGCTAGATTTAATATTCTAGTTAGAGATGGAGAGATTGCTTCTATAACTGTAGATAAACCTGGTAAGGGATATACATTTGCACCTGAGATTGTTATTGTTGAAGGTGAGGTAGAAGCATATGCAGAGAGTACATCTATTGGTGTTCCTAAGAGTGTTAATCTTACTACAAATGGTGGAGCATTCCATTTAGATAAAACTGTATCTTCTACGTTTAGTTCAAATTATATTGTTGCTGTTAAAAACATCAATGGAAACTTTAGTATTGGTGAAACTGTACTTCAAAAAATTAATGGTGTAGAAGTATTCAGAGCAACTGTTACTGATTGGAGATTTGGTTCTAATTTACTAAAGCTTGCAAATGTACAAGGTATTATTAGAGAGAATGTTTCTATTGAGTCTTTGAGATTCCCTGTAGATGCAGTTGTTAGTAAAGTATTTGTTTCTACCTTCCAAGAAGAGATTTCTAGTTTCTATGATAACTTAGGATACTATACATCTGATAGAGGTAAGTTAGGTGTATCTAATCAGAAGATTACAGATAGTTTCTTCTATCAAGATTATTCTTATGTTGTAAAATCTAAAACTTCTATCGAGGAATGGCGTGACTTAATTAAGTCTACAACACACCCTGCAGGATTTAAGTTATTTGGACAAGTAGATGTAGAAGCTACTGCAAGTTCCGAGATGCCAGTTGAAGTTCCAAAGGCATCACACTTTAGTGTTATTCAATTATGGGATCCAGAGAAGAATAAAATCACTGTTGAGAATACAAGTAGAATTGTTACTCAAAGTGTACAAACAGTTGAGAATCAAAGAATCCGTAAAGCATTTGGTACTGCTGCTCCTAGTGAGTTCTTATTTAATGAAGTTCGCACATTTGAATTATCTCTTGGAGCACCTTTTGATGGATATATTGATACTGATGGAAGACTACAAGGAACTACACAATTCCAAGTATTAGTTGCTGGTAATCCATTCACTTTATCATCAACATATGGTACTGTCATTACTTTAGATGGTGTAATTCAAGAACCAGGTGTTGCATATACAATTTCTGGTGATCAAATTACATTCTCTTCTCCACCATTGGGAGATGGAACTAAATTTGGTTCTTCTTATAAAGGTGTTACTTTCTATGGTAAGGTATTCCAATTTAAGGATGCACAATACAATACAAAGTATCTTAGAAAGTTAAGAAATATCTTCCAACGTGGTGGTGTATGGATTGATGCTGCAAATCAAATTGAAAGAAATACAGAGTTTATTATTAATGAAACTATTGGATATGGTAAGGCAACTCATCCTACTTTAGATTGGGCAACTAAACAAGATGATTATGAAGAAAATATTAGATTTATCTTAGATGCATATCAGCACGATTTAAGGTTTGGTGGAAATATAAAAACAATTGATTATTCTGCTATCTTTAATAGTAGTGACAAGTATCTCTATATTCAAAACAATAAAACGAAATCTATTAATATTTTTGAATATGTAACTAGATTAGCAAAACTTGCTATAAGAAATTGGGATTACATTGATGTAGGCATCAATTATGTCCAAGGGTCTACTACAATGACCGTTACCAGCACTAAAGATCTTGCTGTTGGTTTATTTGTAAGTTCTGGTAGAGGATATCCAGAAGGAACTAAGATTGTATCTATTGATAGTGAAACTGAAATCACATTAAACAATGCAGCATTAGCTAACTCTGGTGGAGGTGGTGGTGCTCCAACAGGAACCACTTTACTAAGTGGCACAGCATCTACTGGTACTTTACCAACTAGCACTGGTGCTGTTGCTCCTGGCAATACTTATACTGTGCCACCTGGTGTAACTGTCACAACACCTTCATCTTTCTCTGGTACTTCACAGGCATCATTCTCTTGGAGTGGTTTAAACAAAGGTATGTTCTATAAAGCAGGACAGCTAATTGCATTAAACAGAGCATTTATTATTTCTGAATCATTGTCATGGGCACAATTAACATATCCATCACTTAATTGGGGAACTATTGAAACTAAGTGTGGTAGAGACATTGGTCTTATGTTGGATGCTTATGTTTACTCACTTAAGTTTGGTGGTAACGAAAGAATTTTAGAAGCAGCACAGTTATACTATAAGAGTAAGGAATATCCTTATGGAGAAGAATTATCTTATATTACAGATTCTCTAAATGAGACAGTTGCGACATTTAGTTATGCTAAAGATTTAATGGTACAGGCAATGAGAAATCAATTGCCAGCTACAGATCCTAATGTTTTAATTGATTCTATTACTCCTGTATGTGCAGAAGTACAGAGTACACTTAATACCTATCATGATATTGTTACTACTATTTTGACAGAGGGTAAAGGTCTTGTAGAGAAGACAAAACAGAATCCTAATAAGTCTGGTAATTGGACACAAGATACTACTTACTCTAACTATAATATTCTTGGAGATCCTTTACTTCCTGCACAAGAATGTGCTACTGTAATTTCTGCAATGAATTCATTGTTTGATAACTTAGATGATGTTATTAGAGAAGAATCTGTAACAAGATCTCTTCCAGATTATGTTGATGGTGAAAATAAAGAATTTGAATTATATTGGGACGATAATACAGAAGTTGATACAGAAGAGGATGAAGATTTATTCTTAACTATTAATGCAGTATTACAAAGACCTAAGTTTACAGAAGATTATCCTTTAAGAGATGCATATTGGATTGATAGATCTGTTATCCCTAATAAGATTAAATTTGATGTAGCTCCTATATGGGATCAAGATTTAGGTGCTAAGACTGTTGGTGAACCAACTGCTGTAGAGAAAGTTGTAGGTATTGGTGTAGGTAACTATAAGAGACTTACTATTGACTATGATTTAGTTGATGGTGTTAGAAATGGACCATTCTTAATTCTTGATGTATTAGACTACACAGTTCAGAACATTGAATCTGAAGATAGTATGTATGTTTTCCTAGATGGCATTTTACAAGTAAAAGGAAAAGCATATACTGTATCTGGTCCTAATAT